CTCCGGATCCGCCCGAGCCCCCGCCGGCGGCCCCGACGGGGGCTCGGGCGGATCCGGAGACCGCTTCCGCCTGGTCGCCGATCGACGCTCCGCCGGCGTCTGTGACGGCCGCGGCGGCACTCGTGCTTTCGCCGTCGTCCGTCACTCCAGCGATTCCGATGAGCCGGATGCCCCCGGCGCCGGAGAGGGTCTCACCGGCGTCTGTGACGGCCGCGCCTCCGGAGACAGGGGCGGTGCCGGCGCCGGCGGCGACCTCTCCGCTGTCGGCGACAGTGCCTTGCGCGCCGATCCGGACCCTGGCCGCCGCGGCCACCAGCTCGGCGCCGTCGTTGACAGCGGCCGCGCCGGTCACCGGCGCCTGGGGCGCCTCGTCGAACAGAAGCAGCAGCATCGGATCAGACCAGGGTGAAGACGCCGAAGAAGCTGAAATTCTGGGCGACGCCGGCGGTGATCTGACGCAGCTTGAAGCCCTGTCCCTCGCGCGCGGCATAGCGCTGGCCCATCGCGGTCTCGGGCAGCAGGTTGAACCATTGCATCAGCTGCCCGCCGGCCTGGGTCTCCTCCTGGGTGACATAGGCGGTGAATAGGGCTTCGGCGGGCGTTGCGCCCCCGGTCGGCCCCTGGCGCATGGTTACCTGCGAGGGGAGGTTGTCGTTGGCGGTGTCCATCGGGCTGATGCTCGGGAAGGACGTTTGCTTGTAGCCGACGGCCGATCCGCCGGTTCCGACAGCCGACGTGCGGATGAAGTCGAAGTCCGGCGAGATCGTGCCGGTCACCGCCGCGATCAGCGACGGCATGGCCCACAGGCCGCGCAGCTCGAGCAGCTTGCCCGATCCCGAGGCGTTGAACAGGTCGAAATGGTCCTTGTTCGCGGCCCCGGCCTGCGCCTTCAGGAAGAAGGAGTAGCTCGGCAGCGTCTGCTGGATATGGCCGCTCTCGTCCGCGACAATGACGAGCGGAAGCTCCTTCCCGTCGACCAGGTGCGTGGCGATCGGCGAGCCGTCGCCCGCCGTCGCCGTAGAATTGGCGCGGGTCATCAGCTGCCGGAGCCGCTCGCCGTGATGTTGAAGGTGTGGATCGCCACCCTCTGGCCCTGGGCGATGTTGAGGTTGTCGAGCTCCAGCTCGCCCCCGCCTCCGATCGCGGAGACGGTGCCCTGCAGGTGGCAGGTCGAGCCGTTGCTTGCGTAGATCCGCCAGTGGAGCGTGCCGCCGGCGTTGGCATTGTCGGCCTGGTCATCCTCCCAGGTGCCCGACAGCCCTTTCACGCCATTTGCGGAATCGGCCATCCAGTCGACCGGCAGCTGCATGGTGGCGACGACGGTGCCGCTGTCGGCGGCCGCGGTGTTACCCGGGCGCGCGCCGGTACGGATCTTGAGCACGGCGCTCGCGCCGATCGTCGCCTCGATCGCCTCGTTCTGTGCGTTGCGCACAGCCACCGACTTTTCCATTGGCGGTCCTTCTCGTCAGCTGTGGTGGCGTCAGGCAGCGGGCTTTGCCGCGGCCTTCGCCTTGCCCCTCGAGCGCGTCGACTGCTCGCCCTTGGGGCTGCCGCCGTTCTCGCCGTTGTTGTCGTGGTCGAGCTGCGGCCGGTAGGTGCTCTTGGGCGCCTCCTCGGCCGGCGCCTCGGCCGGCGCCTCTTCGGCCGGCGGCTCCTCAGCGGGAGGATCTTCGGCCGGCGGCTCCTCGGCGGGAGCGGCCTGGATCGCCGCGACCAGTGCGTCGGCCGCTTCCTCGTCGGCAGGCGCCGCCTGGTCGCTCAGCATCAGCCGGAGCGCCTCGTCGTCGGTGAACGCCTCGGTTTCCTGCTTCGGGCTGAGGGTGATGTTCGGTCCGGAAATTCCAACCTTCATGCGGATCTTCATGGAGCCTCTCCTTTCTGCGCGGCCGCAGGGCGATCGCGGAAAAAGGAGAGGGACGCCGCTGCCGGCGCCCCTCCCGTTGAGTTCGGCCGCGCCTAGCCGGCGGCGGCGGTGATCAGGTGCTTGACCGCGGCGGTGTCGCCGAGCTCGCCGTCGAACCGGATCAGCCCGGCAATGCCGAGATCCGGCCAGAAGCGCTCGCGCAGCACGCCGATCATCGGCGCTCCGACCTTGCGGACGTAATACTTGCCGAGGTCGCCGAAGATCATGATGCGCTTGGCGGCAGCCAGCGAGTCCATGTGCTGGTTGATGTGGTAGCGGCGACCGTTCAGCGTCGGCGGAACGCCCTGCTGGACGTTGCCCGCCTGCCAGACGTAGCGCTCCTCGCCATCCTTCAGCTTGCGAAGGTCGAGCAGCGTGTTGTCGTTGAACATGTACGCGCACTTCGGGCTGACCCGGTATGCCGGATCGACGCTGTGCTCGAGCTCGAGCAGCTCGTCCCAGGTGACCGCAGCCGTCGCCGCGGCGGTCTTGCCGTGGCTGGAGGCGGTGACGATGCCGTTCGGCTGGTTGATGCCGGTGCCGGTCGTGCAACGCCGGTTGGCGCGTCGGCCCAGGCGCTCGCCGATCAGGCCGCCAAGCAGCGGCTCGATGCTGAACGCCGAGTCCTGCGCCAGCTCGAAGCTGAAGCGGATGAACGGCGTCGCGAACACGTAGGCGTCGAGCGCCTTCTGCCCGAACACGACGTCGCCGCTGCCGTCGTCGACCATGTCGTCGGCCTCGTCGCGGGCGTCCGCCTCATTGGCGGTGTCGTCGACGGTCGGGATCCGGATCGGATTGCCGGCCGAGGTGGTGACGTCGGTGACGATGTCGCCGTCGTACATCGGGCCCCAGGCCTTCATCGACTTGATGATGAAGTCGGCGAGCTCGGTCGGGACGGTGTAGCCGCCGGCGGCGTTGCTGCCGGCCAGCTGCGCGCGGAGCTCGGGGGTCATCTCGACCGACCCGGAGCGAAGCACGTCGCGCTGTTCGGCGGTCAGTGCCGACGGGTCGCCGCCGTTGGCGAGCATGGTGTAGAAGGCGTCGCGGTAGGTAAGAGCGGCCTCGCCCTCGTCCTGCCCGCGGGTTTCGCCGTCCTCGCCGATTGGGCGCTGCTTTTCGCGGCGCTCGGTGGCTTCACGCTCGATTCGGGCGACCCGCTCTTCGCGGGCAATGTCCTTCTCGAGCTGGTCGAACTCGGACATGATCGTGTCGTGGCGCTGCTCGAGCTCGGTTGCGCGCGCTTCGTCGGTGTTGCTGCGGATCTCCTCGAGCGCCGCGCGTGCGGCGGCGACGAGCTTTTCCCGCTTTTCCTGCATTTCCCTGAGCGTCATCTGTCTCTCCTGGACATGAAAAAGGCCGCGGGATCGCGGCCGGGGTTGGCGGAAGAGCCGCCGCCTCGGGCTCGTCGCCCGGTGACTAGATGCCGCGCTCGATCTGGGCCTGGCGGGCCCTGCGGGCGGCAATTCGGGTGGAAGCGCCGGTCTTGTTGTGCTGGCGCCGCTCGTTGCGGATGTTCTCCAGGTCCCGGAGACCGACGCTGGTGTCGGGGTAGGCCGGGAAGGCGGTGTAGGTGATCTCGAAGAGCTCGGCCTCGAGGATGGTCCGCAGCGGCGGGTCGACGGTCTCGTCCCATTCCTGCTTGCGGGTGATGAAGCCGAAGGACATTCCGGCGATGTCGCCGCGCTCGATCTGCACGTTCAGGTCGCGGCCGTCGCTCGTGTCGGGCAGAGCATTCTCGAAGGCCAGTCCCTTGTCGTCCTCGCGCAGGCTCAGCGTTCCGGCCTTCATCCGGCCGACGACACGGCCGGTATTGTGGCTGTGGAGCGCGACGACGTCGCTTTCGCGCAGCGACTTGGCGAAGGCGCCCGGCGCGATCTTCTCGCGCCACCAGCCGCCGATGTCAGTCTCGACGCCGAACAGCGCCGCGTAGCCGGCCGCGGTGCCGAGCTCGCTGGCGTCGCCGGCGGCGCGCAGCTCGAGGCTGCCGGTCGTGGCCCGGGTCTCGCGGCAGTCAGTCTTTGGGCTTGTCGCCGGCGTCGTCATCGCCTTTGTCTCCATCGTCGGTCTTGGTGTTGGCGGCGGCGGCAAGCGCCTCCTTGCTGCCGGCCATCTCGAGCGGCACCGTCGCGCCCTGGATGTAGAGCCGGTCGCCGCCCGGCTTGGCCGGCCGGTTGTCGAGAGCGCGCGCCTCGTCCGGCGTCAGCAGGCTCGAGTTGATGGCACGGGCCATCGCCTCGAGGCGGCTCTTGAGGTCGCCGCGCATGACTCCGTCGAGATTGTGCTCGACGTACTGGCTACGCCGGCGCTGGCCGAACAGCTTGAGGTTGAGCTCGTCCTCGAAGGCCCGCGCCCAGTGGGCGATCAGGTGCTTCACCAGCTGCAGGTCCTGCTGCTCGGTATTCGAGAAGGTGCCCTTGCTGAGGTCCTGCAGGAAGACCGGCGGCAGCCCGAAGAGGCGCGCGATCTCCTGGATCTGGAACAGCCGCGCCTCGGTCATCTGACCCTTTTCCGGGTCGGTGCCGATCGGCTTCAGCTCGTGCCCGGGCGGCATTCCGAAGAACGGCGAGCCCGACTTCTTCGCCAGGTCGATCGCCCGTTTGATGTCTGCCTGGGCGCGCTTCAAGCCATCGACGCCCTGCGGGAGAGGCCCCTCGAGCGCCAGTGGCGGCACTCCGCCGCCTGAGAAGAAGGTGCCGGCGAAGTCGTTCATCGCGATCGCCAGCGCAATCGCCTTGCTGCCCTTGGCAATCGGACCGTAGGCGTCGAGCTGGTTGGGCTTCAGCATGAACGGCACGTCGATGACGTCGGCCGCCGGATATTCCTTGTTGCCGAAGCGGTAGATCTTGCGGCCGCCCTGGCGCCGGACCGTCGTCCGCGTCGGATCCATCGGCCAGAGCCCGACAGGCTTGGTCCCGGCGCGCTCGATCCAGGTTGGCCCACGGCCGCCCGTGAACACCTGCTGCCACATGTACTGGCGCCAGGCGAAGCTGCTCCATTCCGGATTCGGGGCCTCGTTGAGCAGCATCTGCAGCGAGCCGTCGGTGCGGCTGGGCTCGCCTTCGGCAGATTTCCGGAACGCGTGCAGGGGTAGCGCCGCCAGGGTGCGCGACAGGAAGCTGACGGCGTCGAACACCGCCGGCACCTCGAGCGCGCTCTCGATCGTGACGCGCGGCATATCTGCCCGGCCGGTCGTGATCCCGAAGAAGCCGAGCAGGTCCTCGTAGCTCGCGCTCACCGGGACGTTGGGATCCTCGAGCGGGTTTGCGCGCTGCTCGGATCCGAACAGCCGGGCCAGCATGCCCATGCTTAGGCCTCGCCCGCCGGGAAGACGCTATACTCCGGATCGTCCCAGGGCGACGTTGCCATCGGCTCTTCCTCCCGGCTCATGGCCACGCCGAGCGCCATCATCAGGGCGACCGGGTTGTCGATTTTCAGATGGTCCTGCCCGACTGGCTTGTTCGGGAAGACGTTGTCTTTGAGGTCGAGCTTGCCGACCACGTTGGAAATCTCCCACTCCATGACCGGGCAGCCGCCGTGGGCGATCGTGCCGGCCTTGGTGAGGGCATCGAGCTCCTTCATCGGAGCCGACAGGTTTTGCACCGTCATGCGGTACTCGAGCATCGGCACGCCTTCGGCCATCATCCGCTGGGCGAGCTGGGTTGCCTGCCACGGGTCGAAGGCGACTGCTTCGACCTGGAACTGGCTGCCGGCCTCGAGGATGGCGCGCTCGATCTCCGAAAAGTCGGTGACGTTGCCGTCGGTGACGTCGAGCAGCGCCTGGGCGTCCCACGCCTGGTAGGCCGGGACCTCTTCCACCCTGGCGCCAGGCAGGAAGTAGCGGCCGATCCGGATGAAAGGGTCTTCTGCCGTCGCGGCCTCGCCGACCGGCGGGAACAGATACTCGAGCCCGGCGATGTCGATCTTGGTCGCGAGGTCCAGGCCGAGGATGCAGCGGCGGCCGCGGAGCTGCTCGAGCGCCAGTCCCTCGGCTGCTCGAACCGGGATCCAGTCCTGCCGGCAGCGACGCCAGGCCTCGACGTCGAACCAGGCCGCCTTGGCCGAGACCCAGAGGTTGAGGTGCTTGGTCTTGAAGACGCCGGCCTTGCGCGGAGTCGCGATCGCGTCGCGCTGCCGCGCGCGGAGGAACTCGCCCGAGACCGACACGTCGAAATTGGGATTGGCCTTGATCAGCGCGGCTTCGGACTTCCAGTCGTCGCCCTCGTCGATCGTGAACTCGAGGAAGAAGGTCTCGTCGTGCAGCGGCGGGCCGCTGCCCCCGAGCTTCTTCCGCTCGTCGTGGATCCTCGCGTAGCAGGGTCCGGCCAGGTTATCGCCGGCGGTGGTGATGAGCACCTGCAGCGGCTGGTCGCGGGCGCCCATGCCGGTCTGCATGGTGTCGACCTGGCCATCGTCGTCGTGCTCGTGGTACTCGTCGTGGATCGAGCAGCTCGGGCTCTGCCCGTCGCCAGGATCCCCGATGATGGTTTCGAACTTGCTGTTGTCGTCGACGCGGACCAGCGATCGCGCGTTGACGTCGACTCCGAACCGGCTGCACAGCGCCGGCGTCCGCTGGGCCATGAGGCGGGCGGGGCCGAACACTTCCCACGCCTGCTTCTCGTTGGTCGCTCCGGAATAGACCTCGGCGCCATACTCGCCGTCGGCGCAAAGCATGTAGAGCCCGATCCCGGCCGACAGCGCCGACTTGCCGTTCTTCCGCGGCACGACGATGAACAGTACCCGGAAGCGGCGCAGGCCGTCGGCCTTGCGCAGCCATCCGAACGGCACGACCAGGGCGAAGACCTGCCACGGCTCGAGCCGGATCGTCTCCTTCGCGCGGGCCCATTTGCCCTTCGAGTGTGGCAGCCGCTCGATGAAGCGGCAGACCCGCTCGGCCTTGGCGGCGTCGAAGCGGAACGGGAAGTCCCGCCGCCGCTGCCGCTTCAGCTCCAGCAGGAATCGTCGGCACTGCAGCCGGATCGACTTGCAAGCCGGGATCTTGCCGCTCGTTACGTCGCGCGCATACTCCTCGGCGACCGCGACATAGGGCCGCGCTTCGATCGACGCCACATCACACGATCTTTGGGATGATGACCAGGCAGCGACGGACAATCCACTCGGCGGCACGGTCCGTGTCGCGAATGAGACCCAGCCGGATGAGTGCGATTGTCGCGAGGCGGGCTGGACCGAACCACCAGCGGTAGCGGACCTCGATCACGAGCTTTCCAACGACAGTCGTCACGGTGACCTCCTCAGAAGTCGTCGAAGGCGCCGGCCATCGGCTTGTGGCCGCTGGCGATCCGGAGCGCCGCGGACGGGTTGAGCATCAGCTCGCCGATCAGCGACTGCGCCTGGCGCATCGCATCGGACAGCATTGCGACCTCGGGCCTGGCGCGGATCATGCGGCCGCCGGCAGCGGTCAGAGTCTCGTAAGTGTCGCCCTCGGTCTCGAGGACCGCCTGGAACCGCTGGATCTGCTCGAGCCGCTGCGCGAGCAGCGCGACGTGCTGAGCATATTCGGGCGCTGACCGCCCCTGCTCCTCGAGCAGCCTGGCGAGCTCGCCGAACATCAGCTGGGCGAGGTCCGACAGGTGGAGCGGCGCGATCATCGGCTGCTGGCCGTCGCCGGCCGGTACCGGCGCAGGCGGCGTGGCCGGCACCAGCTCGCGATCCTTGCGCAGCGTTCCGGCGAGCGCCTTCAGCTCCGGCGCCTTGCGCTTTCGCCCGGCGCCCGGGCGGGCACCGCCCTTGGCCACCTAGTGCCGCGTCGGCTGAGCTGGCTGGCCGAAGATCGCGTCGAAGATCTGGTGCTCGCGCCGGATCTGGGCGAGCTCGGCCTCGGCGCGGGCGCCGGTCGTCAGCCTGCGGTGAACTTCGCCCAGCCATTCCTTGCGCACGGCGACCTTGTCGTCGGGGTTGCCGGCCGCGGCGCGCTCGAGCGCCTTCATGTCGATCGCCATCCCGCCCTCCAGCACTTTTTGGTCTTTGAATTCGACCGCGCAAAAATTCGGCGGGGGCTTCGGTGTCCGGGAAATTGGCCGGCGACTTCGACCCTCCCCCCGGGGGTCAGGCGTCGTCGCAGCGGCGCCGGCCGGCGGCGCTCTCGGCCGCGGTCTTGGCC